GGTTGTATTTGTTTCATATTATTTTATATTTAAGATATTATAGCTGTTAATATACAATTAAAATATACAGTTGTATTAAAAGTTAAAGTTAAATTATTACCGCTACCAGTTACAGATGTTAATGCTGGTGCAATTACAGCACTAGATAAACCAATAGTTCCAATACTCCAACTACCAGAAGTATTTCTGCATATACTAAATTGTACGCTTTCAGCTTGTCCACCTATATATACAGATAAAGTACCTGTTATTCCCCATACATTACTAGGTAAACCTGATGTTTCAGGAAAAGTTGTTAAAATATTAAAGCTAAAAGTTGTGTTGTTAGCTCCTTGTATTAATGTTGTTGCTTGTGTATATGTTCCGTAACTTAATCTAGTTGTTAATGTTTGGCCACTTACTTGTAATTTACTACCCCCGTCTGTTGTTGTGCCGATTAAAACATTAGATGTAGAAGGCATACGCATAATAGTAGTACTTCCATTTTTAAAATGGAAACCTTCTCCGTTTGTATTATTTAAAATAAAACCATTTGCAGCTAAACTACCAGCGTCGTACAATTCGGTATAAGCTGCATTATCTGCTCTATAAAATCTATTAGCACTACCGCTTAAACTTACAAAACGACTTGCAAAAGTTGTTATTCCACTAATATAAGACGTTCCATTTACATTTAATTTATATCCCGCGTCTGTTGTCGTACCAATTAAAAAATTTCGTGCAGCCGAAATTCTTGCTGCTTCCTGGACGCTAACGGCCCCGGCGTCATAAATACCAAATAACATTGGGCTTGCTGTTGTGCTTCCATTAAAAATACACATATCACGATCCGCACTACCCTGGATAAAATTATTTGTATTTGTTGCAATAGCTAAACCAATCCTTTTTGTCGGCCCAGTTTCTGCGTTATCAATTCTTAAACTAGGCGCTGTTGCACCTACTATCTGTATACCGTTGTCGCTAGTTGCACTAGCAACAACTAATTTTCCAGATCCAACAGTTGAAGTTCCAATTAATACCTGGCCCGTTGTCTTTTTAACTGTTAAAGATTGTAATGATCCTACTACGTCAAATATTTCAAAGTCATTGGCACCAGCATTGTATAAGTTACCAATACGCCACAAACTAGATCCATTATTTTGAAAAGCTATTCTAGTATCATTAGTAGCAGTAGTTTGGTTAAGTTGCAAAACTGTATTTGTTGCGTTATGTACATCTAAAGCCGTTCCTGGTGCATTTGTATTAATACCTAAACGATTATTAATACTATCCCAAAATAAATTGTTATTTCCAGTGATACTTGAAGCAGCGCTAAAGTATGTAACCTGTCCGGCTGCCCCGCTTCCCGTAATTGTACCAGTGCTACTAGGGCTTAATAGATCCCAAGTTGTACCGTTATCGCGGTATAAATCTAACGTGTTTGTCGATACAAAGATCCTACCAACAAAACCAGCTGCGGGCCTATTGGCTAACGTATCGGCGTAAAACGCCGGCGTTTGTCTTTGGTTTAATATGGATAAATCTATGTTTGGCATTATAATAAGTAATTTTTCTTAACAGTTACCAGGTTATTAAAACCCCCTGAATTAATAAAGTTAGCAAAAAAGCGACGTGTTGTAAATTCGCCCTGGTTGCCTTCTATTTGTAAACTTTGATTTTGTTGCAGCGTTACGCTTTCAATCTGTACGGCATTAGATCCGTAATTGATAAATAAAATACTATTGCAGTCGCTTGTAACGTAACCGCTAACGTCATACGTTATAAAGTTTACGTCGTATTTTATTAGATCCGCTGTTACTTTAAAATCGGCCATTTTGTTTTTTATTAAAGGTGAAAAGAAAATTAAACAGTGTAAGGTACGCCCACTCGTTTAACTCCGCTTACCTGGTTAACGTAATAAGTTATATATCCTTCGTCTTGTTTATGCTCTAGCTGACGCATTGGCTCGCTAAAACTTTTAATTTGATCAACAATACTAACGGCTTCGGTTGTTACTCCTGGCTGCGTTTGTGCGGCTGCTGGTGTGCTTGATCCTGGAACGTCCGGCATACCTGGTTGTGTTACTGTCATTACTGGTTTTTTCTTATACATAAAGAAATACCAGTAAGCTGCGCCAGCTGCAAGTAATAATATTAAATTTTTGTTTTTCATATCTCAAACATTGTTTTTTCCTCGTCTGTTAAAATATCTTCCGGGTTAAAGCCACTTCTTAAAGGCCCTATTTCAATAGATCCTTTACGCTTTTTAGTAGCTGCGTAAATAATTACGCCAGCTAATAAAAGTAATATTAATGTACTGCCTTTTGTTTTCATCTTAATAGTTTTTTAAACCGTTAACGTATTTTATTAACTGGTTTACTTGATCTGCGCTAAAACGATCCGCGGGCCAACTTAAAGCACCGCCACCTTGTAGCCAATTTAATAGATCCTTGCCTTTTACCTGGTTAAATTTGTCTGCTAGATAACTTACCTGGCTTTTTGTTTTAAGTTGTTTAAATACGCCTAAAACTGCGTCAAAATCATCATATACATAACCAGGCGCATTCCAAATAGTTTCAATAAACTTTTGTACCTGGGCATTTGTTATAATTGTCGCGCCACCTTTACGCCAATAGTTCGGGTTCCAGGGGCTTCCTGGGTTGCTCGTCTGTTTCTCAATTTCAAGTTCTGCTTCACTTTTAGATAAGCCCACGCCTTCCAATAGCGGTTTAATTACTTTGGTATATCCAAAATAAACAACCACAAGCCCTATAATAAGACTGCTATTATCTTTTAAAAAATTACTTTTGGCCATTATAACATAAATAATAATGAACTAAGTTTTGCGCTTGACATTTCATTAAGTTTCCTTAAATGATCTATTGTTACGCCTTTGCTCATTAATGATCTTAAAATTTCTGTTGCTTCTGCTTCGTCGTCTATTCCGGCTATTGCTGTTGGTGTGCCACCTTTGGCAAACATTCCACCCACTAGGCCCATTATACCAGTTACAATAGCTTGCTGCAACTCCGGGTTGCTTAACATTGCATTGATTGGGCTTTCTGGTGCTTCTTCTTCTTCTTCTTCTAGTTCGCCGATTGCTTCCAGGGCCGCTAATCTGCTTTGTAATAAACTATTTTGCTCAACAAGTCGTTCCAATAACATTTCAGTCCTGGCATTACCTACGCTTCCCATTTGTTGCTGGTAACCGCTATACTGTACTGGTCTATTTAATTGGAAAATAATACTGGTGAGAACTGGCTCTTTTTTTGCCCTTCCTCTACCAGTACCATTTTCGCTAATTACTTGCATTAAATACGTGTTGTAATTTTCAGGGTTATTACGCAACTGTGTAAGATCAGTTAAAAGTTTTTGGCGTCCGATTTCCTTATCACCAACAAACGAATAACGGCAATAATCAGCTGTGGGCTTTGTACCCATATAGATCATATAGTCGTTTCCTTCTGCTGCTTCATAAAAGTCCAACAGTTCCTCAATACTAAACATTTCAGGTCTTAAAGTTGCCATAACAAAAAATTTTACAAGTAGTAATAAATACCAAAACTGTACGCTACGTTTGTAGTAGCTAGTGCAGTTGAAGTACTGATAAAAGATTTAGTCCAGCTAATATCAATATCATTCATACTTGGCAAATCAAAAACAAAAGGTGTAGAACTTTCCTGAATATTGATTAAACCAACGATTGGGATATTATAAATTAACTGAAGATCACCTTGGTATAAAGTCAAAAATGATTGCTTTGCGTCCGCTACTGTAACTGGTGTTGATCCAGTCAAAGGCGTTTTACTAATTGCTCCCGCAACGTAAACTTGCACAGCTTCTATTTTGGCGTTTCTCAATTGTGGTAAGTCTGGGAAATAAAAGCGTGTAAGTGTAGATCCACTAGGCACGTTAATTTCGACAGCTTCGTAACGTTTGATGCGCATATCTTAAAATTAATAAATTAAAAAAGTTGGCCGTAATATCCGACGGCCGGCGGCGGCGTTATAGGCCCGCCAGGCACATAAGGTTAATACTATTTAACAGTAGTAACGTTTTGACATAAGATACCACGCTGAATTACGCAAATAAAGCTATTTGATGTAATTGAAGCCGGCGCACCGTTTGCAGTCAACTGGAAGTTGATGTTAGCGGCACCGTTCATTACGATACCTGGCTCTACTGGATAAAACGCGTCGCTAGAAGCAGCCCACTGATCAATAGTATATTGAGCTGGTGAAGTTGCAGTTGCGCTGTTAAAGTTTGTATTTTGTTGCGTTTGAGGAACAAAATAGTGACGTGCTACGTCCCAAGCTGGTAAGATCTGCTCGTTATTGATAGTAAGGTTTAAAAAACCGTTATAAATACTCCAAAGATCATCATCACTTGAACTTGTAAACGCTGTTGCGTTAGGGTAAGTATATAACTTAGCAGCTGTGTTAGTACCAGTACCAACACCAATTAGAACTGCGATTTCAGTTGTTACGAAAATGTCTTGTAAGTTAAGACGCTTCTCATTAACGCGGCTTGCACCGTTTTGAGTGTCGTTTACAAGAACTGGAATGTGATAGTTTGCAATTGAAGTGCTAAGTGCTACTTCACTGCGTAAATATGATTGCGTCAATTTAGCGTGATCCACTGAATAACCTAAACCGCGCACAAGGGTTTTCGCATTTTCGAAAACCATTCTAGAACCCATTTGAGTTGCCATTTGTTATAAGTTTTTTATTTTTTTAAATAAAGGTGAAAGGAAAATAATTAACAGCCCTCTTCGTCCAGGCCAGCTATTGACGGCGTCATATAGCTTTTGTCAACTAAACCTTCTCTATTGTAATAAGCAGCGATCTGTGGAGCTTTGTAATTTACATCACTAGCAAACGCACCGATACCATTTAATACTCCAAAAGATTGTACAAGTTTAAGACCGCCCACGGCAATCATACCAGCTGCAAGACCTTGGCCCGCTGATCCTTTTACAAACTTAGGTAAGAATAAACCAACTGCAACTGGTACAGCTGCTTTGATTTTGTCGTTAACTGACGCTGGTAATACTTTACCAACTAATTGTGCTGCTGCTGCTCCAGCTACTGTATAAAGTACAGTTGAAGCTGCGCCGCCCACTTTACCCATACCTGACATACGACGACGTCTGTGAGTAGCTTTTTTGTGTGCTTTTCTTCTACGCATTTTTGTTGTTTTTAAATTATTGTGAAGTATTTAATTTACCAAAGTAATTGATCGGCGTAAAACCCAGGGGATCCTTTTACCGTTCTATCTTTTTGGTGTCTTATTTTATAAAGTTTTCTTTTTTCGTCTGCTATCTTTTTACCGCAATGTCTTAAATAACTTGGGTAATCTAAATAATTAGGATCACCAACACTAGCTAAGAAATTACCGTAAACGTCATAAACATCAATTTTTTTGTTTTTCTTTTCACTAGGTAAGACAATTACTTTTAACGCTTTTGCCTTTTTTTTAGTGTATAAAGAAATTTTGTACATTTTAATTTTAAATTGTAAAATTACCTAAATCAAATTCATTTTTCGTTTCAATAGCATAATCTAATGCTAATAAATTTCTATCTGGAACACTTAATAAATCATACCATTTTCCTCTTGAACCAAATTCCTTATGATATTTTTGCATAGCGGCATCTATATAATATCTCCATAATTTTGCAGCTTTGTGTATATCGTAAGTTCCTTTTTTATATTTTTTTCCTAAATTAATTAAAATAGGTCTTTGTCTTTGTTGGTATAATTGGAAATCATTATCAGCAAATAATTGTATTTCCCTTGCTGCTTCTTTATCTTTATATGTTGGTAATGATCCTATTTTAATTTTTTTACCAATCATATGTTTATGCTGTAATTCATCTAATTGATTAACTTGATTTTTTACTTTATGGATCTTATTTAAAATTGACTGTTCTTTAATTTTTTTATGTTTTACAACGCCAGCAACTCTACGAACGTGCTTTTTAACTACTCCGTATTTAGTATGTTTTTTCTTTGCTGCTTTTTTAGGTGCTGCCTTCTTTACAACTTTTTTAGCCGTCTTTTTAGGTGCTGCCTTCTTTGTTGCCTTCTTTTTAGGTGCCGCGCCTACTTTTTTACCGTAAACGTGTGCAAACGCTTCTTTTAAAGAAACGCCAGTTTTTTTTCTATATGCTATGGCTTGTTTAAATTTTGCCTTTGCTGTTTTTTGTGCTGCGGTCATTATTTTTTCATTTTTGAAAGTAAGAAAATACCAGCTCCCACAATTCCAAGTGTTACCCAAATATTCATACCAGCCTTTTCTGTTGGCGGTATCAATATTTCATTTTTTTTGCCTTTATATTGTTTTAATAATTCAGCTGCTTCTGCACCATAACCCCCTCGGCTTAATTTGTCTGCAATATCTTCAATAGTAATGTCTCTATTAAACCATTTTGAAAAGCCTAAAATATCATACAATTTATTTGCCTGAATATATCTAACTAAGTTTAACGCTTCATTTTGTACACTGTCTCCGTCGTTAATGATCCAGTTAATTGCATTAGTTCCTTTTGGCGCATTAATACGCACGTCGCTTGCGTCCCAGCCTTGCCAGTCGTTAGGGTTAGGCTTATTTGCAAATAAACTTACTAAATTTTTAACAGTATCAATAGCAGCTTCTACCGTTGCAGCCGGGTTTGTTGGGCCACCTTTTGAAGCATAATCTATATTACTTTTTAAACTTGTTTTTGCAAAATCTTTTACACTATCCCAAACGCCACTCATAGCTGGCAAATCTTGTAGTGCAACAGTTGCTTTGTTAATTGCAACTTTATATTGCAACTCCTTACTCGATCCTGGTGTAATTTTACCAGCTTGCAAAAGTGTATCGCGATCGCGTACAAGTTTATCTCTATATGCTGTTATTTCAGCGCGTTTGTCGTTTGATGTGTAGCCTACGCCGCTTAGTGCAATTAGTGCCATTTTTATTTTTTTATCTTTATAAAAACTAGGTTGTCTTTTTTCGTTAAATCTTGCCAACACTGGATCAATCCAAATTTCTTTTCTAGTTCCAGGATACATAACAGCAAAAACGTGCTGCGGCTCCCTAGTACTGTCTTTATATCCAGCAAACCTAAACGCTAAAGGTACTTGAAAAATACCTTTTCTGTTTAAGCTATCCAATACGCCATTTGCAAATAATGCGTAACTTTTACAGTCGCCTGGCATTGCTACAATAGCGCTGGGGCTTCTCAAAGTTTGGTTACTGGTGCTTTCAATATAATAAGGAACGTTTGATTTCAAAAAATTCCAAATATTTCGTGCCGTTTCAAGTTCGCTTTCACCTACAAAATAATCGCTTATTTTGTCGTATTCCTTCTCCCATTTATAGTGCGTGTCAACAATTCCGTCTATTATGTCGGTAACTGTTTGATCCGTACTAACTACCCTTTTATAATTTTTAAAAGGCGCCAGCTTTTCTAATACTGCCGCTTTACTAACCATAAAAATTGTAATTTATGTCAAAAGGTAAATAGATCCCGTCAACTACTGCCGTTCCAGTCAATTTAAAATTGGCCGATTTAGTTCTAATTACCTCACTAATTGCATTTACAGCCCCGCTAAACGTCGTTACAGCTTGCAGCGGTAAAACTACCTGGCTATTAGCTTTAATGTCTGTTTTTTGGTTATAAAACACATCTGCTATCTTTTGGCCACTGGCTAAAAATAGTTCTGCGTTAATATTTGAAATTGAAGTTGAAATATTGGTTGGGTTGTAAATTGTTACGTCCAAATTGATTTCAGGGTTTAAAAAGCTGCCGCCTATACCAATTTTAGTGATCAAGAAGCTAACCCCTTGACTAAAACGGTATTTTCCATAGATCCACCAAATTGCTGCGGCTCCGACTAGGACGCCCACCCATTTTTTAGCTGTCATACCTTACAAAGTTACGAAAAATTGTTCGAAAATCAAACAAAAAAAATTTTTTTAAAAATAGTGTGTGTTGGTTAAACTTTTAGTTTAAAATTTATTATCTTTGCGTACGCCTGGGGGCTAGCAAAGATAAAAATTAAACCACCTATTTTAAACCACCTAAACCGGTTTAAATTATTTTCTTTTCACCTTTAATTTAAACCACTTTATAAGCGATACATACCAGGCACAAAAAAACCAGCGCTTGGCTGGTCTTTTGGCGGCGTGCTGGGTTGCTGACTTTGTTTTAATTGTTCAACCAGACGCGGCAATAAAATCGTTTCGTTTTTTTCTCGTATAAATTTACATAATGTCCGCCAACTTTGCGGGCAAAATCAATAAAGTTTTCAACTCGGTTTATATTTCGGTATTTTTTTGGTGTTATTTCTTTGTGATCCTCAAAAAAAATAATTGCTGTATAATATTCCATTTTTGTTTATCTTTGTCGTGAAAGGAAAATAAAGCAGTTAATTAGGGTTAATTGTTTTGTCCAGGCGGTCAAATTTTTGGCCGCTTTTTTTTGCAACTAACTTTAAAAATTCTATGTCCTCGGGCTGTAATAAAACGCCGTTGTATTCTATACGCCAGTTGGCGCCTTTCTTTACTAATTTAAAATGTTTTTGCATTAACATATAGGCAATAAAGCGTTTAGTATCTTTTCTCATAAAGGTTTAATTCGTTTTTATAAATATACTTTTTATCGATCCATATTTTACATAATTGCTTGGCCCAGTTCATACCTTTTGCATTTTGTTCCTGGATCTCGGCAATTAGATCTTTGTACGCAATAGGGCCGTAAATAAGCTGGTTTATTATGTTTTTGTGGTCTAGTTCCGTAAATTGTTTTGGGAGCTTAATTTCAGGCTTTTTGCTTTCACCTTCAATTTGTATTTGTTGCCAGTTGCCGCCAATATTCATAAGTACGACCGGCTCAAAATCTTCACTGGATCGTAAAAATCTAGGCTGTAAAGTAAAGGTCTTTTTGTCTTTGTCTTTTACCATTTCTAAGGTGCTAGAAGCCCAGCGATCACAATTAGATCCTAGGTGTCCTAGTGTCTGCGCGCCTACGCCTTTACCCTGGTGTAATACGCCTACAAATAAACAGTTATAAACCTTTGTAAGACGTTTAAACCAGTTGACTAGCTTTCGGCTTTCAATTTCGCTATTATAGTCGAAAATAAGATCCAAAAGGCCGTCAATTATGATAACCGGACAGTCAGGGTTATTTTCTAAATAATTAACAATTAAAGCCCTTATTTCGCCTGGGCCGTCCTCACGAACGGTAAAGCAATCGCACCAGGGCGGTAAATTGTTTAGGTTGCTAAATTGTTTAATTCTGTTAACTTGTCTGTAAAAATCGTAGTCGCTACTTTCGGTGTCAAAATACGCAATTTTGCGCCTTCCTTCCGGGAAAGTAAATTTCATTGAAAATACTTCACCTGGTTGGAAAGCGCTTGCTATTGCGGCCGATAATATAGTGCTTTTTGCTGTTTTTGGTAAGCCCGAAATCACAATAAAATTTTGTAAAACTCCTATGGGCTTATTTTGAACGGTAAACACTACCTGGCTTTGTGGGGGGATATAGTCAGGTTTAAATTTTCTAGCTGCAAGTTTTTCTTCTAAAGTTAATTTGTTTTGTCCGTCTATCATTAGATCCTTTGTAATAAACCAATTAAAATGGCTGCAATAATTAGGGCTATTACAGCTTGAACGTTGGGGCTACATCTCAATAACCTTAACATTATTTTCCTTTTCATTTTCTATTTTTTCTAGGGTTAAAAAATATTCATTTGCTAATATTTCGCACTCTCTTAAAAGTGTTGAAAGTCCTATTTTACTATGATTGTTTTGCATTTCTTTAGCGCAAAGGATATGTAATAATACATACTCGTATTTTGACATTCCAGGGATTGGGGCAACTAATCGTCCAAATTGATCCTGAATAGGCATACAAGGTAAAGCTGGGGCGTTTTTATCTATTTTCATAACTCTTATTTAATTAAATCTTTTATTTTATTTACTTTATGTTCTGGCCAATCTTTAATAAATTCTAAATACTCGTTATTTGTACGTTCATAAAAATATTTTAATCTTTCATATTCAGTTTTATTAATTAAAAATGAATTATCCATATGGTTTTGATAAAACTCCATTTTTTGTAATAAGTATATAATTTTTACTTCTTTATTATTTAATCGCATTTGTCTAATTTTTAAAGTTCGTTATTAGGTTGCTTTTCAGTATATTCCTTAACTGCAATAGATAAATATTTATTATTGTTTTTACTAATTTTTACCCAGCCAGCAATTTCATACATCTTGCCGTCTGCTTTAAAATAGCCCTGGTAATCGGGTTGCTTTTCGTTTTTTTTGTTTTCTACTTTGTTCATTGATCCGAAGCCGTCGGCTAGATCTTTTAAATAATCGTTTTTCATTTGTTTAGTTTTAATAAATTGATTAATCTGTATGTGTAATAAAAAATATGTGAAGCTGCATAAGTTAAAATGCAAAGCGGTATGGATATTACAATAAAAAAGATTACTGCAATAAATCGTATTAATTTTCTTCGCATTGGAAACTATTTTCTAATCTTTTAATGTCGTACTGGTAATGCTCCAGGGCCGCGTCTATCAATATCCTAATTTCAAAAGATAGATCAAAGGGAACGTCATTTTCGTTTAATGATAAAAATTTACCACTTGTAGAATAGAAAAAAAATGTACATTGTTCGTACGGTGTAAGTGCGCGTAGTGCTTCTAGGCGCAAAATCTTAGATTGTAAGCTGGCTATTTCGCCCAGGATCTTACTGTCGGTTTTCAGGTGCATATTTAGGGTTTTTGTTTGTCGTTGGTAAAATTATAGTAAAAACGTTTAAACTACCAAATTTATTTTATTAGGGCATAAAAAAGCCCAGTATAGACATACCGGGCTTTCTTTTTGTACTAATCCAAATCAAAATTTATCTAACCAAACTTGCTTCTTTAAGCCAAAAACAAGGCTTTTTCTTCTTTTCTACGGCGTGTAAGGCCCGGTAATACTACCTTTTGGCCGTTTACAGTGCCTTTATTCCAGCGATCAAACTGCGCCGCTACTGTTTCTTTGTCTGTACCACTATTTAATAATCTTAAAAGTGTGCTTTCTCTAAAGGCGTCGATACCGATATTATAAACAAAACTTGTTAGGCTGTCTAATTGGTTTTGGTTAATAGGCACTTTTACCAGGGCTTTGATCTGTGGCACTATTTTTTTTGTTTCTTTTCTAAGCCATTCTAGCGCTTTAACCTGGGTAACGCTATCACCTAGCTTTACTGGCCTTTTAGCGTCATAATTATAGGTACTTCCATAACCAACGGTTGGTTTACCTACTGGATCTATGTACGCGTTTAAGTACTTATTTATATCGTCGGCCTCAAACTTTTTTATAAGTTCTTCTGCCTTTGCTCCTATTGCCATTGTGCTGCTTAATAAGATTAACGCCACAATTCCAATAACCAAGTATTTTTTAGTTTGGCTTGTCATTATGGGCGGTTATTTAAGTTAATGTCGTTGTCTTTTGCTGCAAATAAACCTAGGCCGCTTAATATGGCTGTGATACCAGTTGCGACGTCGCCTTTAAATACAGTTGCTACGCCAGTAATTACGGCGCCTAGCCCAAATAATGATGTTTTCCAGTTCTTAAACATAAAATTATTTTTTAGTTACAAAATCAAGTTTTGTTTCAATGCGTGCAAGACGGTCTAGTATTTCAGTGTTTGTATTTGTGTGCCTGGATAGATCACGTTCGATTTTATCTAATCTATTTTTAGTCGTAAAATAAAAGCCACCACCAGCGGCAATAAAAACACATATACTAAATAACAGTTCTGTCGTCATTGCTTTCGTCTTTTAATATTTCCTTAGCTACTGCGTTGTAAGCGTCGGCCGCTGTCATTGCTGCCGTTAAGTTTTCAAATAAACCGCTTTTGCTAGCTGCGTCTAAAATTTGTTTTAAAATTGCAAGTGCTTGTTTGGTTTCCATTTGTTTAGTATTTAAAGATTAATTAAGCTAGTGTAATATTTAACTCAGTAGCAGCCCATTCGTAAGCCCACTGGTTAACGTCGCTTGATGTACCCCATTGATCATACTGCGGCTCACCCATTGTTAAATTTCCTTCTGCAAGTCTAACTTCTGCGCTATCTAATAACTGCCAGTAAAACGTTGCACTGTTATTTAAATTGTCGTTGATGATAATTAGGTTAAAAACGGTTGCTGTTTGTTGCTGTCCGTTTACCCAAATTGAAATTGGTTGTATTTGTTTCATATTATTTTATATTTAAGATATTATAGCTGTTAATATACAATTAAAATATACAGTTGTATTAAAAGTTAAAGTTAAATTATTACCGCTACCAGTTACAGATGTTAAT